GAAACTGAACGGGTTTAATGTATGATCGTTCCTCTCTACTTCTGACGGGAACTTTCTCCAATACTGTGTGTTGTGCAACCAGAACTCACTTCCTGTTGGGTAAACAGTAAGGAATCTTCCGACGTAGAAATCACCAATGTCACCGTAGTTCAAAGGAATCGTTCCAGGAATTGAGAACGTGTGTGACAAACTCATGTCTATTCTGTCTTCGTCTAGGTGCTTGATGTACAACGTCGCAGTTGGCGGCGACACTCCAAAAATGTCTAGCTGGAGACTATACCATCTGCCGTCAAAGATTGGTACTCCGGTTAATTCTGCAGAGAGTATTCCAGCTGCTTCTAAGGCTGTGTTTAGAGACGGCAAATCTGCAATATTGCGATGTGCCATCGTCAACATTAACGTACCACTGGTTGATCCAGGAGATCTCTTGTACTGTAGTTCATGTGTATTCTGCCACCAATTCTCGTTTTCATCCTTAATACCCATTATTGAACCAGTCAAACAGTTCCATTGGTTTGACCCAGTAAGCGGCCCATCAGTGTAATACTCAGTAGGGAACCTTATCTGCGTTTGTAAACTTGTAACAGTAGTATAAGGAATAGCAGTGTATGGAATAGTTGTTATAGCATTGATTAGGTTTGTGCCAGACAGTCTTGCAGCCCACATGCTCTTTTCAGATGCAATGCGATTTGTCTGAATGCTTACATTTTGCTTGAGTCCAAATTCCTTGACTTTAACAAGTCTGTCATCAAGTCCATAAATACGAAGCAATGCTTCGACGCTTTCCTTAGTTCCCTTAGTCTTGTAGATGTAAATCAGGTTGTTTAGAGTTCTCTTCCAGAACTCTTTCTTTATATCTGACAAAACTGTGTCGAGGCGCTGGTTATCATACGACGCTTGGTTGTTTAATGCTGCTGGCGGGAGATACGTGGCTGACAAAGACGCTGTCGGAGAGGGTACAGAAGTTAGCGCGTCGTACCCAAAGAAGTGCTGGAACGCTTCCTTGCTTAGGAAGTTTCCTTTGCTGTCCCAACCCCAAAACTTCATCGCATCTGCAAGAAGAGTTTCTGGAGTTTGGTTGAACCCGGTGTAGTTCACTGTCAATAGTTTTGAGAACTGGTCTATCTTTACTTTCAATTCGTCAAACTGACGACCCAACAGATAGAGAAGGTTCTTTAGAACTTCTGTGTTACGATCTTCTTCTAGGTAGAGGAACTGATATGGTACAAGATTCGTTATGATGTTTGTGTTATCACGATCATATAGCGAACCGGAAATCTGTGCTGCAGTGATAAAGTTCCACAGAGTGTTATCGTCCTGCGGGTTTGGTGGCAAGATGTATTCACCTGTATCTTGTGGACTCATACCAAAGTAGTTTGCTTGATCACTCTCTAGAGACGAGCTAACCCAGAAGTTTGTAGTTGGACCAAATACTTTGCCATGCATTCCATGACCTGAGTAATCTTTAACGACGGCGTTATTTTTTGTGTACCCCTCACAGAAGCGCCAGTACGCAATAAGAGATGGGTCAGAGAAAACACGTAGGTTGTAGTTCGCAAACAACTCGTGATCTGTTTTAGCTGTGTTCCACAATCTCAACTCAGATAATTTGAACGTTGGTGAAACTACCGGTTGCCCCTCAAACAAAGTCAAACCTGGGTCTCCGTACACTACTCCGACTGAAATCTTTCCGCTAACGTTAGCTGGTTCTTCGATGGCTGCTGGGTACGTGTTAACTGGAAGAACTGCATACGGACCGCCCTGGAATGTTTTTGCTGCATCGCTTGTTGGGTCTGTTGTGTAGAACGACATCGTCACATCATTATTCGAAACATCTCTGTCGAACACTGCTGCAAACCACCGAGACCCAACTGTTACAGGCATGTTTCTTTCGTATCTCCACGCTCCTCCCTTTACACTCAAGCGAAGTGAGTTGTAGTCAAGATACAAAGTAAACGTCTCTGTTGTTCCAGAAAAGCGTTGAACAATAATCTGCACATTTCCTGGTGCTGGCATTTCGTCTATTCTTATGTGTCCTTCTATCGTTAGAGCGCCAGACATTTTATTTGTCAAGCCAAGTAATCCACCATAAGAGTTGCCGTCTACTATGCCTGCGTCATTTGCTGTGATGTATGTATTTGTTCCACTGAAGTTTGCGTAGCCATGCCAACGTGGCCACACGTCTGCGAGATATGTTTGGTAGGGATCTGACGCACTTAAGAATGACAGTTGGTCTGAATACGTACCGTCACCTGGCCACTCACGAATAATGCGGTCGCCAGAAATATTAAAGTAATCAAGAGCAGAGTTAAAGAAGACAAAGTTCTTGTAGTCAGAGTAATCAACGCTTGGCACAACGCGCTGCGACAAATCAATCTGTGCATTAACACCTGAAATATCTGCTGCTCCAACAGAAACGAGGTCGTTGATCGTCTTTGGGGCGGAAGCAATCAGGTCTTTAGCAACCTTATTTTGTTCATCGAATAGAACGTAGAGCCTGTCATTGGCCATTAGATAATCCTAAATGTAAAATCATTTCCAGGAAGACTTGACGTCATTCCACCGACAGAATAGATGAAGTCAAATCTCATCAACGTTCCTGTTGGTAAGCTGTCCATGTATATCCTGAAGTAGTTTCCGGCATCGTTCCAAGAAAGCTTTGTGTACTTAACACTGCCCGTGCCGTAAGGGACCGCAACCTCCCCAGTGCGTTCATTTACCACCCTATAGTATGCATCCATAAGGACAGTCCCGGGTGCGTCTGCGGAGGCTGTGGCTACTGTGGCCGGGTTGTAGTCCTTACTGCGGACTGTAAGATGTAAATCAACAACTTCATCGCTAAAGTAAACGTGCTTTACGTCAAGATCAGCAACAAGAGTACCCACTGGATCTACGATTGAATTAGTCACTGAAACAACTACAGAGGGAATAGATGAAGACAGCTGAGTTTCAAGAATTGTGCCACTAAATGCTCCTGAAGTTCCAATTCTATAGCTACTGGTTGTTAAAACGCTGCCTGACCAATCTTCCCACCGAGTTTCAATAAAGGGACGCTTTCCTGGGAAATGCGTGTGCCTGCTGTGGAATTTCTTGATGTAATATTCGCCAGAAGGTTGTGATGCTGCAATGTCTATCTTGAGACCAAATCCCATAGATGATGTGAGCGATGAAATATCTGTTTCTAAATCTTCATGTCCTGTTGAAAAATATGTAGAGGCAGACAGGACGCCTGACAACGCGCCAGATGCCAGTGTCCATAAAACACCAGCAGAAGCAGACACCCAGTTTGCTGCACCACCGTCAGTATAATAGTCTAGGTCATGCCCTTGACCCTCAGTCCATGCTTGCTCAAGTGGAGTAATAGACGCTGTGAACTCTGTTGGTAGCGTCTCGCTATGCTGAGCGTTAAAGAGCTTGAGGATTGCCTGTCTTCCTGACGGCACAGTGTCAAACGACATAAGCATTGACGCAGTTGAACCATTATCAACAGTTCTATACACGTTTAGTATTTCTGATGCGCCCATGTTTGAAAGACTAATGTCTTTCAGACCATCGCGGTTGGCGATGAACGTGTCTTTTGTTGGGAAGAATCTTTTGAATGACATTACTTGCTTTCTCCGGAAATGTCGTTATCTGGGAACTTCACTTCGAAGATCGCGTTTGGTGGACAATAAATGATACCGTTTGCTGTGTTTGCCTCTACATCAAAGTTTGTTGATGCGTATCTTGGACCCTTCAATGAAGTTATCTCAAAACGATAAACTGAAATGACGCCATCTACGTTTTGCAATTTTGCTCTCATGTCAGACAAAACAAGTGGCTGGCCTATCTGCGCATTTGCTGTATCTAAATAGTCCTTCATCATCAGCAAGCACTTTGTTAACACTTCAGAACGATTGAACCTTGATGAGATGACAATGCCAAACTTTACTCCAATATTGATAATGTCTGCTGACAAGATGTTGATGCCTTCGGTCATCATCCTCAGTTTGCCGAGGTAAGTCTTGATGTTTTCTCTTAGGATAAATGACGGAGCGACTAGATTTCCATTTGTATCTTCAGAGAGGACATGAAGGTCTACAGCGTATCTATTGTAGTCTGCATTCTTGATGTATGCCTTCGTTGGACGACCAAAACGTGCTGGCATCGTCATGACGTGTGACAAGAAATCCTCTCTGGTAACGGCACGCATTTGTGCAGCAAAGAAACTTTCAGCGTTTGTCTTTATTTCTGAAATCGTCTCTGCTGGTCCGCCGCCTTCAGACGGAACAAGATTTATAACCTCAATACTATTTCTAATTGCGTTAGCTGCAGACCCAGTGGCAAGTGTAAATAAATTTACAGTGCCAGGCTTGTTTATCATATAACTATCAACGTTTGTTGAAGCGCCACCACCAACACGATATCTAATAATCAGGCTTGAACCTGCCTGTGGTGACATTCCGAGACCACGTGTTTTTAGGAAGTTTTGTGGGTCAATAGCGAAGTTTGTGAATGTCTTTCTGCCTGTAATTGGCAACGCCATGTTTGCCACGTTTGGTATGATGTCATCATCATTTTTAACGCCCTCGCCATTTCCAAATTGCAAGTACGTTGTGTTGTTGTAGATGCTGCGTTCGACAACAAAGCGGCGTGGAGCAGCACGATAGCGAAGAACGTATGGAACAGTTTGGCTATCGCTGCCTGTGTTTACGACCTGATCAAACACAACATTTTGAGTAAGGTAGTCGACCTCGTACCATTGATTTCCTGCATCGTCATACACGTCCAAAACTTCCTGGACATCTGCGTTTGCAAGTGATAATTTCAAGAACGGCGTAAACTCTGCTATAGTTGACGTGACAGCGACAGTACTACCTGCTACCATATCTGCCTCTCGGCGTATAGCAAACCGAGTATACTCTCCAGAAGAGTTTTCGCTTCCTGGGACGCCCTTCCAATCAATACCTGAACTTGCTGACATATTGAGATCTTCCAACATCTCAAACGTGGTGCCATTTGGACCTGTCGCCTGACTGCCTGCATAAAATATGGGAGCGATTGATAGGTCTGGACGCAACCGTTCACCTGTTCCTGTTGCTGGTACTTCGCAAATCCACTTCATTGGAACTCTTGCAGCTCGTGGTCCCTTTGCCTTATATCCTCTCATCTTTGCAAATGCTTCAACGTTTTCAAGTTGACGTGCAGTCTCTGCCTTTATTTCTAGGAACTGCTGGTCCATGTAATAGGCAAGAACATCGCCGACATAGGCCTGTAGTTCAAGAACCATCATACCTGGTGAGCTTTCATTAAAGTCTTGATACGAGCCACTAAAATGTGCTTGAGCATAGCGCATCAAATCACGCTTGAAGCCCTCGAAGTCTTTGTTGATGTATTTGACCGTCGTGTCTTTCAAGTTAGCCATTACGCGCTCCTTACTGCGGCTCTATTACGATTTCCAATACTGTGTTCAAATCTTGTCTGCTCTTCAATCCGAAGTTAATGCTGATATGCATTCCGTTACCGTCTGTGTTCGAGAACGTCACGGCTACGTCATTTATCAAAACGTATGGTAGCCAACTATCGACTTGAGATAGTATGCGAGATGTAACCTTATCAATTGTTTCCTGCGTAGCCGGATAGAAGATGAATTCTATCAAGTTGCAGCCCATATGAAAATGATTAGGCCGCTCGCCCCAGTTCGTAAGAACAAGAGACTTCAAGTTAAACATCGTAGCCTGGATCTCTGTGACAGAATACGCAAGATACCCCAGAGAGCTGGTGGTTCTAGCGAAAGGCATTGTCAGTCCATTAGGGTTCGGCATTCAAGGTAAATAGGTCGCCGAACTACTTTCTATCAACCTACTATGCGACCACGACAGATAACTCGACAAGATTGCCAGGCAATC